ACGAAGGTTTGTAATTTTATCCCTAAGTTGTATATCAGTAAGTTTCATTGTTCACTCCGTAATTCTATCTTAAGTTTAGCCGAGTGTTCTTTATCAGAAATACACCAGCAATCGTGGTCAGCGATAGAAGCAAAGATTTCAAGTTCCCGTTTCTCTACAAGGCGTATAAGCTGGTTTGTGGCTTCATTAACGCTTAGATGTCCTTTAATTTCACCGTGTTCAATATCTAGCACTACTTCTGCTAGTCTAAATCCACTATCAAAGACGGTCTCAATTATTCCTCTTATCTCTTTTCTTATATTAGCCTCTAATTGCTTCTGATTTACAGGGGTGGGGGCTGGATTACTTTGATTCTTCATACTTTAACTCCGTGATGTTCGGCCTCATGGCATGGTACACAAAGCGTGATTATTTCCAGTGGCTTAGAGTAGTCAGGATGATGTCTGTGAAGTCGCCCAGTACCCCCGCAACGCTCGCACTCTTTGCCTGTAGGGACTCTTTGTGAAAGGGCATAGGCTTTAGTTTTTTCGAGATTCTTTTTTCTCCACTTTGCCGTGTCTTCTTGATGTCGCTTCTTGTACTTCGCAGTCTGCCTAATTCTTGGGCCTAATACCTCGTTATATCGCTTGTTTTCGCAAACCTTACACCGATAAGATTTACCAAGTGCCTCAGCTTTATCGGCCCAAAACTCTGTTAATGGCTTCACGATCTTGCAGACATAACATTTTCGCTCCCCCTCCATTATAATTTCTCCTTGATATTCTTCTTAGTTGCTTCAATGGCTTGATTGAAACCATCGTTTATTGCCCACTCGGCACTCATATCGTTAGGGTAAATATCTGGCTTCTTGGCTGGTAGAGCTGATAAGACTAAGGTTCTGATTTGGCGGGCGGCCTGGGCAAGCGTGTAGTTGTTCTCGGTGTACTTTTCTGGTTGTTGGAGCAGGTAAAACCTTGCCATCCCCTGCAAAATCTCCTCCAACGATAGGTTATTACTCTGGTCTTTCATCAACTCTTGGCTTATTCTCTCAGCATCGGGGTGGTGCTTGTAGGAGCCGTCTATGGGCTGTAGGTTATTACTCGGCTTAGGGTTTGTATGGCTCATTTATGACTTCCCTCTAGTAGATTTAGGTGGAAAGATTGTCTTGCCATTCCAAGGACATTTCGGACACTCTTTTTTATGGAGAGCTTCCCAGCCTTTATCGGTAGATGGTATCTTACCTAGAACTGGTCTCAGAAGTTTCAGGCGTAAATCTATTTCACCCTTGGGCTTATTCCCTTTGATGTAATTTATTCTGGCTCGTACAGACTTGGTCAATTGCTCAACCAGTATTTCGTGATGGACGTGCCACCAGAAATCAGTAGCATCGCTGTTTAGGTTCTTGGCATAGCCTAGGTTGGCAGAGCGTAGGTTGGCGGAGCGTAGGTTGGCAGAGCGTAGGTCGGCGGAGCGTAGGTTGGCATAGCCTAGGTTGGCATAGCCTAGGTTGGCATAGTCTAGGTTGGCATAGCCTAGGTTGGCGGAGCGTAGGTTGGCAGAGCGTAGGTCGGCGGAGCGTAGGTTGGCATAGCCTAGGTTGGCATAGTCTAGGTTGGCAGAGCGTAGGTCGGCGGAGCGTAGGTTGGCATAGCCTAGGTTGGCATAGTCTAGGTTGGCATAGCCTAGGTTGGCGGAGCGTAGGTTGGCAGAGCGTAGGTTGGCAGAGCGTTTTACTGCTACTTCTAGTGTCTTGGCTATGGTATTGTCCACCGCTTCGTACTCAAACAAAACTGCCCCAGTTATCCAATGTGTTATCTGTATCTTAATTTTCTTACTCATAATTAACTTATCCCTTCCTCTCTAGGGGTGGGTGTTTGGACTATCTTCCCACTCCAGTATTTGTAGGGGGTGAGTTTAGTCTCAAATCTCTGGTGCGCTATCAGTATGGGGGCCGGAGCCATATCGAAGTTCCAGCGGCTCTTACAACCACACTGTAAGCATTTGTAGGTCACGCCACGCCTGTTGTCGCTGACGAATGAATCGCTCCCCACCAATTCATAATCACATATAGGACAGTAGCAAAATGTATGCTGTTCATTCTGAATACGCAGAACTCTGGTAATAATTTCTTGCAAACTCCTCATTCTATCCCTTCCTTACTTTTATGGGGTGTGGGGGTGGCCTGTAAATCGTTGGGGTGTTTTCTTAGATGTTTCAAGAGTTTACGGATACGATTAGGCTCAGTTCTAGTTCGTTGGCGAGTTTGCTTTGCCTCTCTGGCTTTTCTATCAGATTTTGAGTGTGTACCCATTATTCACTCACCTCTATATGTAGGTGGACGGCCTAATACATCATCTAGATTGTTAGGGGCTTGTCTGGGCGGTTTTGGCTCTAAAGCGGTGTCAAGACCCAACGCTTCGTAAATCACGCTCAAAGTGTCTGTATATTGAGCTGTGAGATTATCTATAAAGGCTTTCACCTCTCGCTTTTGTTCGTCTGTGACTTCAGTTTTCATCATCTACCTCCGGGATTAAGTTTTGCTCATCTAACCATACCAAAAAATCACTGTTGTTTGGGTGAGTTTGGGTAGTCTCGCAAGCCACCAAATAATCCCCCCAGTATTTATCGTAGACATCTTCGTAAAAGGTGGTATCAACGCTCATAAACTTTTCCTCCACAACTGGGACAAATCCACTCATCTAATTGTCGGTTGTACATCAACTCATCTCTGTTGCCACAATTACAATAAGCATCCAAAACCACCACTTCATCATAAGTCGGGATATATTTTATCTCTATTTTCATAACCTCTCCTTAATTATATTGTTAGCTTATCACAGATATTAGTGGTATGCAATAGGCAATCGTGCCTACTTTGTCCACAGGTTGAGCGTACCACCAAGAGTAATCATCAAATAACACTTGTAGCGTGATACGCCCGCCCCTCACTCATAATTGTAAATGTCCAGCTACAGATTGCCAGTTAGATACTGGCGTTGGCTATGTTCTTACCCGTAACTCATGCTTGGCCGCAACCCTTATAATAGCGTCTACTTGGTTATCTAGTCCGCCCTCTGTTATTCGGCGTAACATACCATTATTGATTGGCTTGGCGTTAAAATAACGCTGTAAGTCGCCGATTATGTCGCTAGATATTGCACCTTTATCGAGCATATTCTGAACAAAAACCCTAAAGTTGAGATGATCCATGATTACTCCTTATTATTATTTAACGAGCAACCTGTAGCCGGATTGTTAAAAGGTTTTTGGTGGCTGTCGAGCAGTCGGTAAAGCATATCGCTTACGCTGTCGCTCGTCTTTGCCGGTATTGTTTATGCTGTACCCTTCTGCAAGTCTTGCATAATCTATTACCGGCATGTGTGCCACCTCGAATATAGGTATTTTCTTTCGAATACGAATGTCCTTGTGGACAATGTGTTTTCCTCTTATTGCGACTTGAGAATGATATTCCTCTAAGAATGTTTTCTTTTAGTGTTACAGCCTCAAGATGTTCAGGATTTACACATTGTCTAACTCGGCAGAGATGGTCCATGACTAATCCATCGGGTATTCGCCCCTTATAATTCTCATAAACTACTCTGTGAGCTGCTACTGACCGCCACTGACCATCAACTTTAGTTCTTAGTTGTCCGTAATCATTATCAGTAAACCAGCCAGCATAAAGCCAACAATCATTAGTGTTAACCATATAAACAGTATAACACTAACACCCCTATTTTTAAACCTTTGGTTTGAGAGAGGCGACCAGATGTGGTACTGCATTTCGCTTGACCAGCATATTTAAACTGTTCGCCACCCCTTCACCTTGTATCAACCACATGAGCAACGGCTCTAACAAGTAGCCAGTAGTGCCTTACACTCCTTGCGGAGAACTGCTTGTACTTTGCAGGTCTACTGTTACACATCTAAGAGCTTGATGTACTACGCCAGACAGCCGAACTGTTTCCTGCCTAGAGCCGTAACTGCTGTGGTTGAATTGTCTTTGTGCTAGTCCTTGCCGTTTTAGTCTTAGCTCACCGCTTGACCCTGACGCTATCGTCTATTAACGATTGACTAAGTACAGTTTAGCATAGCACTAATAAACTTGTCAATAGCATATCACCACAATATAGGTAAAGTTATAAACAGCCTGTGGAAAAGATTTAATTGTAATAAGATGTGAAACTGTGTAATATATAAGTGTGAGAATAAAACCTGATAAACTAACGCAAGTCCTCCGCAATGGGGGGCGAGATTATCCAAGAGAATTAGCTAGACAAAGAGATAAACGAACTTGCCAAATGTGCGGTAAACTATGGATTATAGGACAGCGTAGATTTGATGTTCACCATGTCGTAGGCTGTGGTTTTAAGTCTTTGGAATATGACCGTATAAAAGAACTGGATAATTTAATTACCTATTGCCATAAATGTCATCTTAACCTCCATAGCGTTAGACGGAAAATGCAGTTAAAAATCGGTCAACAAAAGTTAAATACTCCAACAAAACGCTCTAGTTATTACAACTAACAGGGGTCAATTTATGCCAAAAACCCACCCCTATACCATAAACAGCAATTAGAGTTATAATGAGGTAGATGACATTAAAAGCTAATAGTAAGAAGATTTTGGATATTGTGGCGGGGCAACCAAACCAAAACGCCACCCAAGCATACAGGGAAGTCCACCCAACCGCCACCCCAAACACAGCTATGAGCAATGCTTACAAGTTAATGCAGAAGCCAGAGGCAAGAATATACTTAGAAAAGCACAGTGAGCAAGCTAAGAGTACAGTTGTGGAGTTGATGGCTAAGGGGCATAAAGATGAAACAAGGTTAAATGCAGCTAAAGATGTACTAGATAGACAGTTTGGTAGGGCAGTCCAACAGGTACAGGCTACCACTACAAGCGTATCTCTTAGCATAGACCTAACAGGGGCTTTAACAGAAAAGTAGGCAGTCGCACAATGTGCATTGTACGAACAAGCTAACAGGGGTAGTAACCCGAACAAGGGTATCACTAACCCGAACACACCACCTGTAGCGTGTCCAGCCCACCCAAACAGAAAATATAATTATAAATTAAAAGTTGTCCTTCCTTACCTATACCCCCCCCGTACCCCTGACGCTTGAAGTTACATCTACTTATACTATATATATAAATAAAGATATCTTCCGATGTCTGTAACTTCCCACATCTGTTATTAGTTCTCTATGGGCTTAAAGGTTCCTTTGATACCCTTATTTACTTTGATACCTTTATATGATACCTTTAGACTATGAGAAATTGCTTGGTTTGTGGGGTGGATATTTCTGACAAGAGGTCAGATGCGGTTTATTGCTCTAAAGCCCACAAACTTCAGGGAATCCGTAAAGGTATCAGTGATACCACTCTGACCCCTGTTACTAAGACCCCTAGACCCCACCCCCTAGAGGAATACGATTATGAGTACAACTTGAAAAAGTTTCAGGCAATGGGTGTTGAACCGGTGGAGTGGTTGGCTACCAACACCGGACTAGACGAACTAACTAAATTACCGATTGGACGGATTATAGAACTTTATGGACCGGAGGGAGTTGGGAAGACTACCCTAGCCCTTAATCTAATCCAGAGTATCAAGGACAAGCGGATTCTATACATTGACACTGAATCTACCCTTGACCCAAATCGTTTGACAAAACTCAAGATGCCTGCTGATTTAGTAACTATTAAGAAGTTGGGCTATGTAGAAGAGATTTACGATACTGTGCTTAATGAATATGAAAATTATGATTTGATTGTGGTCGACTCTATCGCTAATTGTTCTTTTCAGACTGAGTTTGAGGGTTCTGCTGGAGATGCTAACATTGGAATTAAGGCAAGAGTCTTGAACAAATTAATGCGCTTGATGCCTCACAAATTGAGCAAGTCCAGGACTACTTTGCTTTTAATCAACCAGGAGCGCCAGAGTATAGGCGGGTATGTTACCCAGTTTTATACTCCAGGCGGTGCCGGAATCCAGTATGCTTGTAGTCTGCGAATCCGCCTTAAAACAACCCTTAGCGACCGTTTCCCCAAGGACCCCAAAGATGGTATTTACCAGGGTCATTTAGTGGAGGCAGAGATTAAGAAATCTAAGGTATCTGTTCCATTTAGAAAGCACAAGTTCAAACTTTATTATGTATGATTTAGATTTTATTTATATCTGGGAACTCGTTAATGAATTGTTTGATAAGTATGAAATTACTAGTGTTGAAGAAGCTATAAATAACGATACTCTACTTGAAGAACTAGAAACCTTACAGTTGGCCTTTATAGAGATGTTCAAAAAATGAACGTCCTAGTTGGGATGTGCTGTGGGGGTGAGATAAAATATCGGACGGTTCTGAGTCTTCTCGGGCTACTCGGGGAAACTCCTGTGGGGGCGGTTTCTATCCAGTCCGGCGGTTACAAGCCGTTTAACATGAATAAATTAGTTGAGGAGGCTAAGAAGGTAGACGCCACCCACTTAATGAGTATCGACGCTGATATGATATTCCCCGCCGACGGGTTGGAAAGGCTCCTTGGGGCCGATAAGGACATCGTAGGGGCTAATTACCGCTTTAGAGGCGTTCTGGCTGACCAAGACACCCCCGCTTCGGTAATTAAGTTCGAGGGCAAGGACGGTTACCGGAATGTCCTGGAGCCAGACTTCCCCAAAGAATTGTTCGAGTGCGGGGCTGTCGGGTTAGGCTTCACTCTAATAAAGATGTCAGTCTTTGACAAACTTAAAAAACCATATTTTTACATAAAAGAAGACCCCCTACCTTCCACTGAGGACATTGTTTTTTGCCAGGACGCCCGTAAGGCAGGAATTAAAATATTCTGCGACCCGACTATCAAGATGGGTCATTACGGTAGTTATGTTTATTAATTAAAGGAGGAATTATGAAATATTTAATAGTTTTTTTAATCGGTCTTGATTTGGTCCTATGGCATCTGCAACCCCCTAAACCAATCATTCATCCCGATACTGGCGTACCAGCCAGCTATTCTCTTACAGGACATTTCCAAAATGCCTGTGGGATTGAGTGTCTAAGATGATACCAGGTTCAAGAACTAAAAAGGTCCATCAATTAGCCTTGGTACTTTATCGAATTAGGCGAAAGTATGAAAAATTAGGCGTTAAGTTTGATAAACCCAAACGAAGTGTCCGTGGAAAGTATAAGTTCCCAGCCTAATTTTTTAGCCAGTTCTAAAAATTCTGTTTGATGGCGAGCCTGGCACTCGCAAACTAAGACCCTACACTGAGCTTCGCCAAACAGTTTCTCGTATAATTTTAGTCCAGGCCCCAGATAAGAGGTCTGAGGCCCGTAGAGTTTCAATTTATCCATCTGCTGTTGGTCGTAAGTTGGAAGATTAGCGATAATCATGTCATAAGTATAGTTATGGCCTTGTAGTTTTGGGGAAAGCAGGTCGGCCAGGAAAATATCGGCGTAGAGGCCCAATCTTTTGGCGTTTAATCTGGCAACCCTCAGAGCCTCAGGACTAATATCGCTCATATAAAGAGTTATTTGGGGGTCGAGAGCTTTAAGTCCCAACCCTAGTATCCCCGACCCGCACCCCACATCTAAAACCGAAATTGAGGCTCCTTGGACAGCCTTGTGAGCCACCATAATGGTATCTGCCGAGGAGTGGGCGGGTGAGTAAACCTTGTCATTGTAGTAAAACTTCAATTCCTTGCCAGGTAATTTGAGAATATATTGCATTTTACTACTTTTAATATACCATTAGCTTAAATACAAATATCTCTTAAAATAAAATTTAACAATCTAAACTGAGGAAACAAATGAAAAAGAAACGAACTCTCTCGCCAGAGCACCTGGCGAAGTTACAAGCTGGTCGAGCCAAGGCCCAAGCCGCCAAAAACGAACCTGTATTAGTAGAAGAGACAACTGTTACGGTTAATGTCCCCATTTCGGATGACAAAGTAGAAGAAATAGCTCCCGACCAAGATACAAACGAACTCAAAGCCCAAATAAAAGAACTCCAGGACAATCAGGCTCTTTTTAAGGCTGCTTTTTTGGCCAAAGAACGGGCTAGCCAGTCAGTTGGCGTCGGAGAAGGCGGGTCATTAGTCGGAGAAGTCGAGAGATATCTTATAGATAAAGTCAATTATCCCGACCCAACTCCAAGACTAGCCGCTGAACCCAAATTAGTCAGTTCGATAAATTTCCCATTTAATTACGAACTTAACTACAAAGTTGAGGTTTCTAGCTACCAGACAGCCTCTGGAGTACGGATGAAAGAACCCCGCTTCATGGTCCAGCTTAATCGTATCGTAATTGACGAACAAGGTGAGCAGACCGACAAACGCTGGGTGGTCAAGAGAGTCCTGTTCCACGAAGACCCCGAAGCGGCGATGGTCATAGCTAGGGATAATGGTATAGAAATTGACAAGAGCGACGAAAAAACCTTTTTGAATGAGATGCGATATTTAAGGGTCAGAGATTGGCTATTTGATATTTTCTGGCCTAAAGGTACCGCCACGGCTGAACAAATCCAAGAAGAAGTTATCGGTGGTACGCTGGTGCAGGTTTTTACTAAAAGCTCCGTCGAACCTTCTGAAGTACCGTTTGAAAAACTCAATACTAAAGTAGTTATATAAAAAGTCTAAGTGTCATATAAAGCTGAGCGCAAACAAGCTTTAGCACATAAGGCTTTCATGGTCGATGGTTTTAAGCGTGGCGTACTTCTATGGGGACGACAGGCGGGAAAGTCGTTTTTCGCCGTCAACCACGCTTGGATTTCGGCTGTCATTAACCAAGGTCGGTATTTTGTAGTATTTTCAACCTATAAGCAAGCCCACGAAGTTATCTGGCGACAGTACTTGCCGACCATTCCCAAAGAACTTGTCTATAAGACTAACGAACAAGACTTGATAGTCGAGTTGCATTACCTCGAAAATACCCCAGTTACCCTGCCTAGCGGTGAGACCATCTTAGTAAACCATGACAAGACCAAACCTAGAAGTATAGTCCAACTACTAGGCAGTGACCAATCGGCATCTCACCGTGGGCTGAAGGCTAATGGCATGGTTTTCGACGAATACGCTGACCAAAATCCCGACAATTTTAAGTTAGTTTACGAACCGATGTTTTCGACAACTAATGGTTGGATTATATTTATGGGCACTCCCCGTGGTTACAACCATTTCTATGATTTGATTCAGTTCGCCAAAGAAGACGACAGATGGTTTTATCAAGAAGCTACTTGGCGTGATTCACCCTATGTCAGTGTGGAATTTATGGCTAATGTCAAGGCAGAGGCTGTGAAGCGGGGTATGTTATCTGGTTTTATGCAGGAATACGAGTTAGAATTTAGAAGTGTCCAAGGAGCCGTTTATCCGATGTTTGATAGAAAAATCCACGTTATTCCACCGACTGAGTTCCCCGAAGAACTAACCTATTATGGAGCGATTGACTTTGGTTGGCACACCACCTTCTTCGGTCTCTTTGGAGTAGATAAAGACCAAACTTGGTATCTTGTCGACTCAGTTTATGGTAAAGAAGAAACCCTGGAAGATGTTTTACCTCGAATAAAAAATGTCATTGGTGATAAACGAGTCGTTCTAATAGTTGCTGACTCGGCCAATCGTGATGCTATCGAGATTATGGGTAAACAGTTCCCAGTAGTCGGTGTCAACAAGGCTAATGATTCCAAGGGTTATGCTACCGGAATTGGTCTGGTTAATGAGAAGCTAAAACCTCGTGTCCAACTAGTTGGTCCCCCTAAACCAAGTTTATTCGTTGGTTCTAATAATAAGCATTATATTTATGAAATGGAATCTTACCGCTTCCCAGAAGAAAAACCTGACCGTAATCCTACCGATATTCCAGTCAAAGAAGATGACCACGGACCAGACGCAACAAGGTATCTGTTCCTGCACCTAAAACTTGGTCTTGCCAAAGACGACAAGCCCCTAAAGTTCGAGATGGCCAAGCAGACCAATGAGTATGGGATAATTTAGATGTTATACTAAAGTTACAAAAAGGAAAACAAAATGCCTAAAACAAAAGATACTTCAACTTACGAGTTTACCTTCAAAAAAGATTACGAAGAGGATTGGACCCTCCACCAAAACTATATCCAATCGTTTGACGCTTACGAAGCTATGCTTATCAGCCAAGTCTATGACTCGGTTTCACACTCCGTAGACGGTAGTAAAATCACCGACTCCTATAATACAACCCTAGCTAAAGAACGAGCCGATAGGGTCATCGCTAAACTACCTGATGGCGAGACCCAATCCGCCGGAAAGGCCGATGTCGGCAAAGCCGCCTTTATGGATATTCTGCGTCAAAAATGGATTTATCCCAATGCCAACGCCCAAAGACCATTCTTAGAAAAACTTAATCTTTGGCAACTTTATTCAAGCGTGTACGGTTATATGCCGATGTTTTATGATTGGACGACTTCTAATACTGGATATATAGGACCTGACTGTTGGTTATGGTCCCCTCGTAACCTAGTCCCTCAACAGGGGAAAGTTTCGATTGAAGACATGGATTATGTCACGGCCTTGACTTGGCTGTCTAAAAGCAAACTTCAAGATATTTTAGACAACCAACCCAAACTAAAAGATGGTACTGAAGTGGACGATGGCTGGGACAGAGATGCCCTCAAGGAACTAATCGAACGGGCAGGAACTGAAACTTCCGGCAACGACATTGATAAGGATACTTTCGTCCAGAGGGAACGTATCCCTGCTGGAAGTAAAAAAGGTATCTGCCTGGCGACTAGATATGAAGCAGGCCCTGATGGGAAATGGTGCACATTTGCCCCTGACCACTCCTTTGTTAAAGTCCGAGAACTAGATAACCCTCATAAAAATGGACGGATTCCGTTTGTCGTAAAGTATTCCCAGCCTTTGTTTGATTCATTTTATGGAATGGGGGACTTCCAACGAGCTAAACCTCTGCAGTTTGCCAGAGATGGTTTAACCAATTTTTACTTTGCTAGCCTTAAAAGAAATCTGTCCCCTGGGATAATCGTTAATGCTAACGGAGTTATAAAGCATACTCTTGACGTCACCTCGCCAAATCCAATCTTAATGGAGACAATTCCCGATTCAATTAGACCAATGCCGACCAATACTGCCGGACTCTCGACTTATCAGGGAGCGATGTCTAACTTGACTGGTTCGCTACTCTCCCTTTATGGCACTCAGAACGCCTCTATTCCTGGGGCTGAAGCACTCAACCCGTCTCAGGGCAAAACACCAGCAGCTATTAAGGAATACACCGGCAAAGAAGCTACTCGTGATGGGGCTGAGCGACGGCACATGGAGACGGCTATCGAACAACTTACTGATGGATTGTTCTCATTAGTAGCTAACATTGGGACTGAAGATATACCAGTCAATCTATTTTCTAAGGACATAGAAGATATTGTGAAAGCTGGTCTTGAGGATGTTATAGGATTGTTCTCGTCTGGCTTCAAGCCTGACAAAACCATGACTGCGGGCGAATTAAGGATTAAGCCAGGGGTTCTAAAAGGTGTTGAGTACCGGTTCAATATCGCTGTTGACTCTACGGCTAAAATAGAAAAAGACCAGCAACTTTCCGAATTGGAAAGGATTATGACAGCTATCGGCAAGTTCCAAAACTCTTTCAAGGATGATAACCGAATAGATGTCAACTGGGGTGCGATGTTGACGGCTTATGAAGAACTGACCAACATCCCTAATGCCAGTGAGTTCGTAACTGTCAAAGAAGGCGTTTCTCCGCAAGAGCAACAGTTGCAGGGACAAATCCAGAAACTGCAACAGGATTCCCAGCAAAAAATTCAAGAGCTGGAAAAACGTTTAGTCGAAGAACAAGAAGTGCCTTATAAAGATGCCCCAGGCGATATTAAACGTCAAAAAGAGCAACGAGCCGGTTATGAACCTAGCCAGGATTTCTCCCCTAGCGAAACTGACCAGGCTCTGAAGAATGCTCAAATAATGGACACTGATTTACAGGGTCAAATAGCCCAGGCCGAGCACATGAACGCCACCAAACCGGCACCGATTAAAGTGCCTAAAATTCAAGACCCGTACCTGGCTTCAGCCGCCCAACACGTAACTAATATGTAGGAGGTTAAGAAAATGGGACCGAACAACGTACTTTTAGGAGATATTACTGGAGCTGACCTTCCCCAAAAACCGGTGGACGAGATTGCCCTATCGGAACTCAAAAATAAGGCTCGTTACAATAAATCCAAGGAATTTGAAGAACTAAAATCTCACATGGTGGAACGTATCCTTTACTACCAAAGGTTTCTGCCTGATGGTAGACGTATAGTGGATGTCCCAAAAGAAGACCTGGAAGGGATGTGGATTGTAGCTAATACCATTATTAACGAGTTGACCCAAGTTATAAATGGGTATGAAAATGCCAGTGAGATGGTAGAAGAAATGGCCAAGGCAGATGGGTCCAAGTAGTTATACGGCTCCTGGACACGATTTCGCCGTTGAACACGATGCCACCCCACCGACTACTACACCTCATGGCACGGACAATGAAATTAGAAAAAATCTTACTCCATTAAAAGCCACTAACTGGCGTATGGAGGGAAATCAACTGATAGCCGATACAGATTATGGACGCTTAGTCCAGAGAATTAGCACAGATGTTATCTGCAAGGGAACTGATAAGTACGGATTGCCTATTTTAGAGCCTGTGGTATTATCTTAATATAGCACCGCCTGCCTGGCGCTAAACAAATAAGTGGTAAGTAAAATAAAAGTGCCTCCCGACTTACGTGGGATGTGAAAGGAACGACATGACAGACGACAAGACCGACCCAGTAGTAGAAGAAACTAAAGAGGAGGTCGTCGCTGACGAGCCGTCCCAACCCGAGCCAGAAAAGCCTGAAGAACAGGCTCCGGCAGAGGAAGTAAAAGAGGAAGAAGAAGCTCCTTCGGAAGAAAGCGAACCAGCTGAAGAACCAGAGGAACAACCACCTTCAAGACGAGAACAACTTCGTATTCAGAAGTTACTACAAAAATATGGAGACCCTCGCCAACCCACCTCACAACCTAGCAGACGAGATGCATTGGACTATGATACAGCCCTTGACGCCGACCCAGAAGTCATCAGACAGCTGGAAGCTGATAGACAAGCTGAAGGTATTAGCCAGTACAATGAAGGTCTAAAACGAGCTGAGTTTCTAAACTGGCATACATCATTAAAAATTGATGCACCCAATATAGAAAAGAAGTTTCCAATTTTAGATGAATCTTCTCCCGAGTTCCACCCAGCTGTAGCTAACGCAATCAATTCTTGGTACACCAATATGTCCGGTTTTGACCCTGAGACAGCTACGGTTTCTAACCCAAATATCAGTTATGCTGATTTCGTAGAAGGTTTTATGGAACTTGTCCAGGAAACTGCTGGCGAGAAAAACGCCCAGTCCGTCCAAAATATCGCCAAGCAAGCTGCTTCCACCGGTCTTCGACCTGATGGTAGCTCCGCTAAACGATTGAACCTTAACCGCCCTGCCGAAGAGATGACCGATGAGGAACTTTATGCTTCAATCGGCAATCTAGGCAAAAAACCCTAAACAAACATTAAAATCAAGAAAGAGAGGATAGCCCTTTGGCTAATCCAACAACCAGCTCAAATGTGACGCTGTCGATTGCTCAGACTTCGCAATACGTTCCCGAGATAAAATAGACCTGTCTCACCTGTAAGAAACTACAGGAAAAAGTACACCTTAACAATCTGGATTTCTCAACAAAATACTTCTTCTGATTAACGGGGAAAAGCTGAAAAGCGTTGACCCCAAGTGAAAATTGGTGTAACATTAGTGTATGCCAATGCCTAAAGCAGACCCGATATGTAGACAGTGTAAAGACCGTCCATCTAAGTATGGTAACTTCTGCGGTGCATGTATGTACCAAAAGAGAAAACAATACTTTAGTGACCGTGTCCAAGCTGGGTACTATGAAGGTAAGCGATTAAGCCAAAGAGCAAGAATTAAGGAGTTGTACTACAGTCGCCATCCAGTAAATTGTCATGAATGTGGCTGGGATAAACACCCAGAAATACTACATATACACCATAAAGATGGAGACAAGAACAATAGTGAGGATAATAATCTTATCTCGCTTTGTCCTAACTGTCATTACTCTAAGCACTTTGAAGAAAAAACTTCTTCTTGGAGCTTAGACAGACTGAAAAAGTACGATACTTCTAATTACCGCTCCACTTGGAGAAAATCAACCGCCAACCCTCAACAAGGTCACTTTGCTAAGCAAATACCGGTTGCAGAGACTGAGTGAAGAAGCCCCTAACGTGAAGCCGAGGGTGAAGCGACAGTCCGAACTAACGGGAATATAAACCGTTAGAAGTGTACAGTAAAAGTACACGATAACAGTTCTTGATGGTCTCGAGAAATCCAGCAACCGTTTAATAAGATGCTCCAGTTCACCAAACTAGTCCAAGACCGCTCTGGTCTGATGAAAGGTGGCGGAGACCTTCTACGCATCCCCTTCACTGCAACAGTTAACGCCCGTGCCAAGTCAGCTTCAACTGACCTGACCTTCGACTCACCAGAAGGTGCTCCAGTCGTACTAAATGTCGACAAGCACTATTACGTTGGTGTCAAAATCGAAGACATCGCCGCTGTTCAATCAAACTATGACCTAAAAGCCGCTTTCTTACAGCGAATGGCTGAGGGTCTAGCCCGCCAAATCGATACCGATGGTATGGCACTTTACGCCAGCGCTGGTACAACTGTTTCGGGCGGCGCCGCAGTCGATGACGCTGACATCCTGTCAGTTGTTACGACTTTCGACCTAGCTTCTACTCCAGAAGATATGCGCCGAGGTATCGTTGGCTCTTACACCAAAGGCGACCTATCTGGCGTTAACAAGTACACCGCCTACGACCAAACTGGTAAAACCGGTAAAGCCGTAGATGGTTCCAGTGGTCTAGTGGCTTCTGTCTATAACATGGACATCTACCACTCCCACAACGTACCCACAAGTTCAACTGGTCGAAACCTGTTCTTCCACAAGAACGCAATCAACTTTGCCCAACAGCAAGCTCCTAAGTTCGTATCGCAGTACATGGTTCGCTCACTAGCTTACGAAACAGCTTTGAGTGCTATTTACGGTGTAGGCGTCGAACGAGCCGCTTCAGTTGTTGAATTGACTAGAACCACAGCACCTTAACAAGAGTTTGTCAAGAACTCAGCTGAATCTACAGAGAGAAGACCCGCAAGGGTCTTTTTTCTTGTTGACAAATAAGTTGACTAGGACTACGCTATAGGTATGAGATTACAACTAGCTACTGGAGAAGAGGTTTTACTTGATGATGAGGACTATGAACGAATCTGTGTGTTTATAACGGAAAGTGGAAGTTCTGCCGACCCAACTAAGTGGCAAGCTAATTATTGCTCTACTGAGGCAACCCCAAAGATTTATGCTACAAAATCTATAGGCGGTAGAGGAAGTAAGAAATGGCGTATGCACCGACTTATATTTCACTTACGGGGGATAGATATAGAAAGTGTAGAAGTAGACCATGTTGACAGCGAAGCAACTCTGGATAATAGGTGGGTTAATTTAAGAGTATCTACTAGTGGGCAAAATAAGATGAACCGAGCAACTAGAATAGATAATAAATTAGGGGTTAAGGGCGTGGAGCGACTTCCTGGGGGCAATTTTGTAGCTTATATAAGGCGAGATGGTAAAAAGACCCATCTCGGTACGTTTAAAACGCTCAGAGAGGCTGCACTAGCCTACAACAGAGCCGCTATCGAACAATGGGGCGAATATGCCTGGACAAATAGGATTGCAAAGCCTAAAAAATAGTCGTATGCTGATAATGTAGATTAGCTGAAACAGCACATTCTTAAATTCGCAAAACTAACATAGAAAAGGAACAATAATATGTCTCTAGCAACTAACCCACAATATATTGTTGACGGGACTGATAGTGTCTACTGTGCTTCAACTCAAGCAGGTGTAGCCACATCGGTAGCTCTTTCAACCACTCAAACTGGTTTCACACTTACCAACCCAGCAGGGTCTGGTAAGAACCTGGTTGTGCTGGAAATTAACATCGCACAATCAGTAGCCCCAGCCGCAGCGGGTGTATTCGTAGCAGCAGCTAACGTGAACCCCGTTGCCACAGCAGTGACCCAAGGCACTCCTCTAACCGTCCGTAGCGCAAAGCTTGGCGAAACAGGGACTGGTGCAGGTCTCGCAGCTTCCGCAGTAACCCTACCAGCCGCTCCAGTAGTCGTCCGCCCAATCGGCGGAGGTGCTCTAGCAACTGGTGGCATTCAGTCTAACTTCATTAGCGATAAAGTTAATGGCGCATTAGTAATCGAAGAAGGTTGTGCTCTTTCCATCAACACCATTACGACTGCCGTTACGGCAATCATTGGTATGACATGGCGAGAAGTCAGCGCATTCTAAGAGCAATACAGCTGGGCGTCTGTATAATCCGCCTACCAGAGAAAGCCAATTTTAGTGTGAGTATCGGTATACAAAACAAAAGGAAAAAATTATGCCCTCAAGAGCAGAATTAGTCAACCGGGCGAATGTCGTAGGTTTTGACCCTACTACTATCCCGAACGACTCTAAACTAGAACAACACATCATTTACCTAGAAACTAACGCCGCCACTATGGCCGGGACATTAGCTGTAGGTACCTTGACCCAATCTGGTCCAGCCGCAGCAGGCGACCAGGTTCTGATAGGTACAGCTGCCCAAGGTGGAATTACCTATACTTTCGTAACAGCCCTTACGGGAGTAAAGGCTACTGGTCTAATCACCAGTGACGCCACAGCTCCTGATGACGGTGATACAGTTACTATTGAAGGGAAGACTTACACTTTCAAAACAACTCTATCAAGCCCAGCTCAGGCCAACCAAGTCCTGATTGGTATTTCAGCGGCAGTAGCTTTGGATAACTTGAAAAAAGCTATCAACGACTCTGGTACTGAAGGTACTCATTATAGTACCGACACAGTAGCCCATAGCCTCGTTACAGCTGACGCTAATACCGACACAACCCAAGTTGTTACAGCCAAAATTTTTGGTACGGCACCGAACTTTTACTCACTAGCAGAGACAAGCGCTCACCTAGCATGGGGTTCAGCTAAAATGGGTACAGTAGTTACTTCTGAAGTAGCTGGTGTCGCTAACGTAGTCAACGAACTTAAACTGACTGGTGTCGCAGAAACTGAATTGAACCTTCTGAAGGATGCTATCAACAACACGGAGTTACTAGACTCTAACCTAGAAGGTACTAACTACTCCTGGGGTACTAGAGCCCACCCACTCGTAACTGCCACTACCAATGGTGCCACTACTCAGGTAGTTGCAGCCAGAGATATGGCTGTAGGTGAAGACCTATCCACTACTGACCCAGTAGACGGTGGTTCGGTGCTTTCATGGGGTGCAACAACCCTAGCTTCAGGTGTAGCTGACCAAAACGCCGTAAATGCTGTTGCCAAAGCTCAGACGAGCGGTGGCAAGAACATGAATGTTTAATCTAAAATAAGGAGAAATCTAATGATGTTTAGTCAACCCAAGTTTAGCCGACCCCTAAAGAAGAGACCCGAAGAAGCCAAGAAAGTAGAATTTAAAAAAGCTGTTGACGAGCCCAATCCACTACTCAAAGTAGAACATCCCCACAACTGGCTATCTGCCAACGATGGCAAGGAATTAGTTTGCGGCGATTGTAGTTTGAGACGTTCAGTGCTATAATAGTGGTACTAATTAAAGTACGCCCACTATGGAAGAAGATGGACGGCTTGCTAACTTGAGCTACATCCCACCTAAAAGTGATAGAAGGTGTATTATTTGTTCTAACCCACATAAAGCTAAAGGTTTCTGTGAATATCACTATTATCATAACTTCACCAAACTTTGTTCGCTTCGTAAACCTGCTGTATAATCAGTAGGCACTGACCGTTCGTTGCTACCTCCCATGATAGGACTCCCTCTCGCAAGGAGTTCTATCTTTTTATGATATGATTAAGTTATGATTCAGCCCTTGCGGGACATCTGCTTGATAAAAGCCGATAAATCTAAAGATAAAACAACTTCCGGCATTCTATTAAAAGAAGAGTGGAAGTCTCTTCCTATGAGCGGTGAAGTTTTAGCTATTGGACCAGAGGTTAGTCGGGTAAAAGTGGGAGATAGGGTTGTGTTTGAACGCTACAGCTCCATCATCCTAGACGATGACCAACGGCTGGCTAAAGAATCTAGCATCTTGGGGATTACAGATGAAACATAGAACGTTGCGTAGGGGCGAACTCACGCTAAAAGATATGGGGACGCTGAGAGAGGCTGACTCGGCAAAAGTCCAACACTCCAAGACTAGCGGTAGCCTGAGAGACTACTCTCTCAGACATTTAATCAAAATGGGTTGGGGATTTAATGAAGACAAACGAGACCTATTACCTTTCAAATTATTTATAGATGGTCATAGTTATACTCTCAGCTGGGCTGAACTACGAGACTTAGATAGAGACGGGTTCTTCCGACGGGAAGAAGGTCAGCCTTCGGAATATAGACTACGTTATTTCGATGGGAAAAAATTAACTCTCGATACTGGTTTGAACGAAGAAGCCAAGTGGGACATGATTGTAAGGTTAGTTGGTAAAAACT